TGATCCTCAGAAACAACAAACGGTATCAGCCTGGCCGCAGTTATGGCATCCGCGCTTGAGCCACGAACGTCATCGACGAACATTGTACCAGGCCTTCTCGTTACACCACCGCTTGGAAGCACAATCCAATTCGAGCATTCCTTAAGCCCAAGACCATATTGTGGAAGATCGGTCCTCCCATCAACTCGTCCACCAAGCTCGCCGCCAAGGAAGCTGCTCTTGTTGAATGAAAACCTTGGCATCAGAATCTCCGCTTGATCCAGTTGTCCTCGATCAAATCTTCTGGCGCTCCCTCTTGTGCGTCCATGCTACGGGCGATCTTCAGCTTCATCTCGTACATGGCAAGCATCGCCTGTTGAAGCTGCGTGGACTGAGTGATCGAATACCCAATGTCTGCGGCCAATCGGAATGACAATGCCTCAGCAAAGCTGCGATCAAACAACGCTGGGTTCGTTACCCGAGAAATGTACCTGCATTTGAATGTGCCCTCGTCCGTGAGGACCTTTCCGCCCTCGACTACGAAGACGACCTCCGTGTCTTCCGGCTGCCAAATCCTTAAGCAGTCAGAAGGAATCTGATACTCGTATTGGTATTCAAACTCTGGGGTAGAAACGAGCTGAGCGAAGCTGGCTCGCTTGACGGCAAAGTTCCATGGGTGCTCTCGGAGCACCTCGTCACGAACGAATGGGTATCTTTCTGCGCACAGAATTGCGGCCTTAGAATCTTCAGACAGGGAACTGATGCGCTCATGCCCGATCTTAATCAGGGCAGAATTACAGATCGAGACTTCCGAAAGAACGGACATAGAAAGGCCCCCGTAAGAACAATCCTACGGAGGCCAATCGTCTTAGTCAACGACGTAATGAACAGCCACCTTCACCTTGCCGGTGATAGCGGTGGTTGCCGTGGTCGCGGTGAGGATAACGGAAGCCTCGCCAGCCATCTCCACTCCGAATCCTACCATGTTGTTCTGGTCGGACATTTTCACGGTGTCTGCCGCCGTGTTCACGTCCACGCCAGAAAGGAAGGCGTCAGGGTCGGAGGTGAGCGAAGCGTCGTCATACTTGTAACCAAGATCACAAACACCAGCGGTGCCGAGATCAGGGAATGCGAGGATGGCTTCCACCACTTTCGCGCCTTTCGGAAGGCGACCGAGGTACACCTTTTCGTTGAGCGCGATCACGCTGGAAAGGTCGATTTCGTCGTACGAGACGCGAACTCGGCCATGCTGGTGGCTTACATCCACCTTCTCAGAAGGCACAGTTACAAACGCCTTCGTGTAATTCGATCCATAGAGCGACATAAAATTCTCCTTGTTAGATGGTTGAGGGGGCCTTAAGCCCCCCCAAGATCATCACTCTTTACAAATGATTTGTACAACCTTCTCTTCTTCGAGACGGGTTGCGCCGATGCTCATGCGGGCAAACACCTGCGTGGCATAGTTCTTGTCTGGACGAGGGTCGATCTTAGCTTCCATGTCTTTTCCGACAGAAAGCACCAGACCATCCTGCGCCCAGGCGAAGCAGAGGCGACCAGCGGCAAGGTTGCCAGCGCCAACTCCGATTTCACCCGTTCCGGCGTCGTACTGAATGTTGGCGCCATTCAACACGCGCTCAAGTCGGATGAACTTGAAGCCCATGAAGGAGTCCACTTGACCGTTCACAAGGGCCTTCACCACGTTGTAGTCAGCACTGGTCACTTCGGTTTGACCCAAAAGCGAATAAAGCTGGCTGGAGGTGATCGCCATGAAGCGGGGAATGGACTCGTCGATGTCCGCAGCGTCGAACAACTGCTTGGCTTTGCGCAGCGTGTCCACGTTGAGGTTGGTCGGAGTTCCGGGAGCGGCTTCGGTAGCGGCGAGCAGCTTTTGGCTGTTCGGGAGCACCACAGAGGTCGATCCAGTTTCACCCGAGTATGCGGTTCCACCAGCGGCGGCGATGATAACATCGTCCATTGCTCGGCCCATTGCCCACATAGCAGCTTGGCTGTACGGAGAAGCGGGGTCGATCAAGGTACGAATCTTATCTTCGTCGTCGATAAGGTCTGCCCAGATGAAGTCCTCAAGGGACACGCGCCGGCGGCTGTGCTCGCTGTCGATCTGCGGCGTGTCAGAGTGACGGCTGATCTTCTTAACGGCTACGGCCTGGCCGAGACGTTCAAAGAAGCTGTTTTTTCCTTTTTGCATTTCGCTTCGCACACCAGGGCGGAGACGGCTTCCCTTCTGTTGGGACAGATGGAGTACGTTGTTCCGGTACTGCTGTACAAATGCTTCGGTAATTTGCATGGACATATATCCATCCTCCAAAGATTTGTGAATTGTACGGGGTTAGGTTCGGTTGTCCCTGAAAGGGGCCGTGGTATGCGGGTGAAATAACATGGGGCCAAACGGCTTATCCATTACCGCATGGCCCCATTGTGACTGTGCAACTATCGTGCCGTCAACTATTTTTTTCCAAGACGACCGTAAAGTCCTTGGACGTGCTCAACTGCCTTGTGGTGCTCTGGGTGGCTTGCGTCCCAGTAAGGATGAGCGTAGTTCTTGGTTATGTCCTCGATTTGCTTATGGATTTGCTCCTGGGAGTCGGTGAACGAAACGCCGCCTTCACCCTTGATCTTGTCCTCGCCCATGGCTTGGCCCACTTTGTGCATGAGCTTAATGAACTGTGGATCATTACCAAGCCCGGTCTTATCCACCCACTCAGCCGTGTCCTTTCCAAAGAAATTGAACAAGGCGGACTTGGCTACCGCCATATTTTTGGCGTAACCAGAATCTCCGCCCCACTCCTCCTTCAGCTTACCAAGAGCAAGGTTGGTTGCGGCCTCCGCGTCGTTAACAGCCTTCTCCTGAAACTTCTTCTGGACATCGGTCATCCATCCATAAATTTCATTAACCTGCTTTGGAAGAAGCCCAGACTTGTGTGCCGCCTCCATATATCCCTTAATGAACTCAGGGTCGGCATCTTCTGCCTTAAAATCATACTTGTCTGGAGACTCTGGCAATCCCAGCTTCTTGAAGACTCCCTTCCAGTCATCTTCCGTTGCATGTTTTCCGGGGACGACGATCTTGTCTGCCCCAACCATCTTCTGAGCATGGATGTAGCTCTTAACTAGATCAGCCGGTGATTTGAACCCTTGAATTGAAGGGTCCGACTTAAATTCATCCGGCAGAGCATCCATCCAGGAACCACTTCCACCACCCTGATTTCCACCAGCCGGTGCTCCTCCGCCGCCAGGCGAGCCGCCGCTTGCAGCAGGTGCGCCGCCACCCGCTCCCGCTCCTCCGTCTCCACCGGATGCACCATTATCCCCCGCAGCTCCGCCACCATTGGTAAGTTCACTCATTGCTTATCTCCTCTTTCATGATCTCGTCGAGGTCCTTCGCAGAGATGTTAAGAAAGTGCAGAATCCTAAGAACCACATTTCTCTCACCCTCTCGTCGGATTGTCTCAAGTTGATCGTTTGGTTTGTACGTTGAGTCAAGCATATGGTGGGTTTTCATTAGGTCAAGCAAAACATCTCGACCAGTCTTGGTGTTGAAACATGCACGATACGCGAGCAAAACCTCGCTTGGTTTCTTCTTTGCCATCTGTTCTCCTTATAGCGACTGAGACGCCTGACTTACGGCAGTCAGCGCAGGTGCCATCTTATTGGCGATCTCCGCTTGCTGCTGGGCCTGAGCGTTCTGAATCTGCTGATCCTGGGCCTCAGCCCTGGCCTGACGCATCTCTTCAACCTCTTCGTTGTCACGAAGAAGCTCTGTTGGAACGCCGCTCATCTTGAGAATATGGCGAACCGACTCGTCTCCATCAATAAGGTCAAGCGATTCTGGAGAGAACTGGGCCACTGGAGCAACTGCCGCAATAGCCTTCTGAATGTTCACGATCTCACTAGACTGCTGTACCTTGGCTATCGCAGAGGTGTACTGAACGTCGATGTTCTTACCAATCAGCTCACGCGGAGGCTTGTCGAACAATCCTCTCCGCTGAAGAATATCGAACACGCGGTCGATCAACGGCTTCAAAAGTTCGTGGTGTTGGCGACCAAGCACCGGACCCATTAGGCGCAGCTTCTCTTCCGTCCGCTGCATAACCTCGGTTGCCGTCATCTGCGGACCATTCGCCAGCTGTAGTTGGTCAACGTAGAATGCTTCACGGATGCGACGACGAACGTCCTCCATGACCTGATAACCAAAGTCTACGTTCGGATTTGTTAGAAGCGGCTCAATGCGGTCTTGCGAACCCGCCCTGAAGTAATTGATTCCAGCAGGTTTCAATGTGATCTTGCGAACAAACCCATCGTCCGGGGCCATCAACGGAGGATCAACGGCCTTCTGTGCCGACCGAAGCGTGGTCAACATCATCTCGTTAATCATCTTCGTATCAGCCAAAGAGTTCATTCCTGGCCCGCGACCATACACCTCACCAGTAGACTTAGCCCAACGCGGGCAAGCATACGGAAGAGTTCTGAAGCCAGACTCCTCAAGCTCTACAAAATCTCCCTTGTGCTCGACGTAATAGCACGAGGCATACCGCATTCCGTCTTTGAACTCTGATCGCTCTTTCTTAAAGAAGGCACGAGGATACACTGCATGGACAATCTCAATCTTCTTGTTCGGATCAGACTCGGCCATCTTCCTGAAGTCTTCTGGAAGAGTCTCTGGCCAATCTTCCACACACTGCTTAAGTGTCCACTCGTAACAACGGACAATAGTATCAACTATGCCCTTGTTGTTCTCCATGAAGTAGACCTTGGAGAGATGCTTGGCGGAGAAACGAACATGAGATTCGTCGTCCTCCTCGATAGAAAGAGCAGCCGTACCAGTTGACACAAGGTCGATGTACACCTCGTGAATCTCGGTCTGGAAGTTCGAGTTGTTTAGAATGTGGTGAATTTTGCGAGCCGACTTATCCAGCCAGTGACGAACAGAATCCACGCGGTCAAGGGCCGGATCACCAGAGGTAAGCCCAAACCAGTACGACGTTGGGTTCGTCAACATCGAATGCAGAGCACCGGCCAACAACTGAGCCGAGTGAACAGCAGATGTATCATACAGCGTGATGGTCTTCTTCTCGCCGGACACGTTGGTACGAGTGAAGAAATTCTTGTTTGGAATAACGTAATCGGAAACTTCCTGCCAATGTGTTTCCCAGTTGGCACGATCAGCCTTCAAGCTACCAAGAAGTGCTTTGAGCTGCTTCCCTTCCATTAGTACAACCTAAACGGAAACGCAGACTGCGTGGCATCAAGCAATGCTGTCTGACGCCTTCCTGGGTGCTCTTTGGCAAGGTCGATCATCTCCTGGCGCTTGCGGCGTTTATGTTGATCCTCAAGCTGCTCCTCTGTTGGGGGCGGCTCTATGGCCCCTGTTAGGGCGGTAGCGGCTGACGCCGGGTTCAACGCGCTTGCGACATCGGACCCAATCTTCTTCCCCGCAAGCACACCAGCAACCCCAGCCGGAAGGCCAGCAATCGCGGCGGTGAACGGTAGCGCCTGTGCAAAAGTTTGTGTGATGCCTTTAAAAAAACCCATCACTGCCCCCGATAAGTTCCACGATCAAAAGGATCGTAATCAGACTCGGCCTCTTCTACAAGATTCTCACGGCTACCCATCTCCATGTCAAGCGTCATGGCCAACGTCCTAAAGGCGTCGGCACCGTGGGAATACTGATCGTGCACTGGCTTCGTGTACGTCTGTAGCCTCTCGTCGAACTTCTTACGGTATTCCTCCAAGCACACAACACCACGATGGGCCTTGATCTCATCGAAGTAACATCGAGGAAGAATGTTTCTTACCGCAGCAATTCCGTCTTCTACTGACTGCCGCTTGGCCACAACAATGTCGCGCCGTCCCAGCGAACGCAGGACCTCGACCCTTGTTTTCCCGGTCCCGAGTTCGCGGGCGTTGGCGTCGTGCGGCAAAAAATCCGTCCCATATACATAAGGTTTCGCCTGAAGTTCCTTCACTATCGCCGGAAGGCCGAACCCAGAAAATTCACAATACTCAACAATGTGAATCTCTTTGAACACTCTTTGGTAAAACCAGATCGCCGTCTCGTCAGAAATTCCAAGGTCCCATGCCGTATGCACAGGCACGGCGGGATCATAGGATACATTCCTTATTCTTCCTCCTCGTCGGGCCTCGGACATCTGAGGGCCATAATAAGAGCCCTGCGTTGATCCATTGAAAGAACACTCGAACTCTTGGTTGAACTCGTCGTCGGGCATGGTTCGCCGCGCTTCTTCGAGTTCCTCTTGGTCAATAATTCCTGTCTCCGACGCCCGGTAGATTTTCGTGTACCACTTCTTATCGTTTGTCTTCGCATACTCATGTAGGTCGTAAAAATGATTCCGCCCCTTGGGTGTACCAATAAAGATCACCCAGCCCTTACGGTCCCTTAGCGTTGGCGACACCGCCTCTGTCCAAACCCTTGGCAGCATCTCACCATACTCGTCAAGGATGCACCCATCAAGATAGATGCCCTTCAACGAAGCGGGATTCTCCGCTCCCAAAAGCATGAACCTCAACGTGTTCGTCGGATCATCTGGAAACAACTGGATGTCCACACGAAGCTCTGCTTCGTTGGCAGAAAACCCAGGAAGCTGGCTGGTGTAGGTCTTTAGGTAATCCCAGGCGATACGCTTAGCCTGTCCGTAGGTCGGTGCTATGTAGGCATACCTGGGTCTGGGAAGGTTCGGGTCCCTTTTGGCGGCAAGGCGCAACCCTTTGTCTATCATTTCGTTTATCGCCAAAACCGTCTTTCCGAATCGACGGTGGCACACAACAACATTCGCGCGGCGAAACGACCTATGTAGGTCAGCCTGAAGTGGTCGCGGCTTATACCCAGTGCTGATCGTCTTCGCCTGTTCCATCCTCTTCCTCTATGGTTCGACTCTCCGCTGGTATGGACTCTACTTTATTTTCTGGCTCAGATCGATCTATCCCCGTGCTGATAATGAAGGACAGCGGAGCGTTCAAATCTCCGCTGATCTTGGTGCGGGAACCATACTCTTCTGGGTCATTCACGGCGGCCAAATGCTTGTAGGCATCAAGCCTGATCTTGGCGCTCTTGGCGTTGTCCTCGTCTACCGTCTCCGCGATCTCAACAATCTCGTCATGGTAAATACCGGCCCGCGCCCTGCGAGCCTCCGCCAACATCTTCTTGAACTCAGGATACCGCGCCATCCAATAAGTGATGACGTAATACGGAGGGAAATGATCGTCAGAGCAAATCGCCTTCATCGTATCCCCCTCTGCAATCTTGGCGCAGATGGCGATGGCGATTTCCTCTGTATATGGATAGGCAAGGTTCCGTAACTTCCCTGCGGTAATGTGCCACGGTACTAGAACCTTCTTGCCGGACTCGTCTTCAATAAAGTGTTGGCGGGAAGCGAACGAGTGCCTCTTCGCCATATTCTGCCGACGGACTACAGACATCTTTCGGTTGTTGCATTTCTCTGTCCATACGACTTCACCTTTGTTGTTGATGCCCTCAAGAACGCCATCCTTATTCGTGACAACGCGAATCTCTTCGTTCTCTTCGGTCTTTCTTTCGTAAACTGATCTTTTCTTCATTAAAAAATACAGGGGGCTTTTACACCCCCCGTACCAACAACAAGAACCGGGGGAAGCATGAAAACCCGATCCCTAAAATCAAGGCTACCTTGTAACTCTATGCGTTGTCTACGGGTATTCTAAAAAAGTACCCCCGGCTGTTTTGGTTGTTGACGACCGCTGACAACCGGGGGTAATCTAGGACTTGCGTGAACCAGATGTCTTTAAAGTGACATCGGTTCCGCAAAAAGACAAGGGGAATTTAAG